ACAAGATATTTGACTACATCAAGATTTCCATATCTACACGCATTATGAAAAGGTGTTTTATCATCATTATCTTTTACTTCCATATCTGCTCCTTGCTCTACAAGATACTTGACTACATCAAGATTTCTACTCCTTATACACACACACGCATAATGAAGAGGTGTTTTATTATAATCACCTATTGCTTCCACATCTGCTCCTTGCTCTACAAGATATTTGACTACTTCAAGATTTCCATTTCCACACGCATAATGAAGAGGTGTACTATTATCATCATTTTTTGCTCTCACATCTGCTCCTTGCTCTACAAGATATTTGACTACTTCAAGATTTCTACTTCCACACGCACTATGATGAAGAGGTGTACTATTATCATTAATTTTTGCTTCCATATCTGCTCCTTTCTCTACAAGATATTTGACTACATCAAGATTTTCACTTATACATGCATAATGAAGAGGTGTATAATTATCTATATTTTTTGCTTCCATATCTGCTCCTTGCTCTACAAGATATTTGACTACATCAAGATTACCACTTCTACACGCATAATGAAGAGGTGTTTCATTACATTCATCTTGTGCTTCCATATCTGCTCCTTGCTCTACAAGATATTTGACTACATCAAGATTTCCTTCATCACACGCAATATGAAGAGGTGTTTTATCATCATTATCTTTTGCTTCCATATCTGCGCGTTTTTCTTCTACAAGATATTTGACTACATCAAGATTTCCACTTGTACACGCATAAAGTAGAGGTGTACTATTAACGATATTTTTTGCTTTTACATCTGCTCCTTTTATTTCTTCATGATTAATATCTTCTGTTACAATTCTTGTATTTATTGATTCAGTATTATTTTTTTCACTACATACTGGTAATGCAATTGGTATTGCTGTTTCAGGACTTTCTTCATGTTTTTCTTGTAATAATGAATCATTGTATTCTTTAGTTAATAATGCTTGACACATACGTAATGTACATGCTGCACTACATCCGCTATGACCGTCATCTGTTAATTCTTCTTGTAATATGGATATATTATTATGTCTTGACATAATAAATCCATTTGGTTCATTAAACTCACGTATCCATGTATCCATATTATGTTTTTTAATTACAAACATTGCATTAATTATCATTTTATCTTGATGTGTATCAAAGCTTAGATTATATTTATTAGCGATCTGTTCTTTATTCATATTGTAAGTTACATTATATATACGTAACTTACAATTTCAATTTTTTTTTATTTAATTTTCTATTTTGGGTGTTTTGTTTAATACATACGGACATTTAAAATAGCTATATGCAATTCCAATCAAACCTCCTACAAAAAATCCATTATTATAGATTAATGAATCGTTATATGTTTTATAATATTTTTCATATTTATTTTTAAACAACAAGTTATGAAAATAATTAATTAATCCACCACCTACTGCAAAGCCAGATATTAATAACGTGTTATTTACTATTTTGTTAAACATATTATAACTTACAATAATAATATGTTTTTAAATATTTAAAATATCAATATTCATTAATTCTTTGCTGTTAACATCACTTTCTTTTACTATATATTTTTTAAATTGTTTACATGTTAATACATCTTTTGGTACATATTTGTTTACTGTACGTGCTATCATTTTATATAATTTAAATTCTGGATATCTTTCATCACCATTTTTTTTGTATAATACATTTCTACCTTTATCATCTAAACACCATTGACATATTAATTTTGCCATTTCATCTTCCTCAAATACTTCTTCTTGTTCTTCTAATTCATCAATAAAATAATCAAATAAACTACAACCTAATCTACATAGATCAAAACTCATATTTGGATCTAATCTAGGTTTATTTTCATCAAAAAATGGTTCAGTATTATATTGTGTATCTGCATCTTCACCTTTACTAAAACTATCACTGCAGAATAATGCACTTTTGTATTTATATATTGATCTTCCAAAATCAATTATTTTATATATTTTACCATATGTAGGTACTTTATAGTAATTATTATTAAATTTATAATATAAAAATTTTTCTTTTGTTTCAACATACATTATATTATTTGTATGTAAATCGTTGTGTGTGAATGAAAATAATTTTTGATATGTTGCTAAGGTAATAATTACTTGAAACATAATAGATCTCCATTCTTCACATTTTATTTCTTTCTCATTCATATAATTATCTAATGTATCTTTGCATTTTTCCATACAAATAGCTTGAACAGGATAATTATATATTAATGCTGTTAAATCTTCTTCTGAGCTACAATCATCATCGTCTTCATCATCGTCTTCATCATCGTCTTCATCGTCTTCATCATCTTCATCATCGTGTTCATTTTCAGTATCCGAGCTTCTAGATGAACATTCACTATCATCAGATAATATAGATAATGTTTCTTCATCGTTTACTTTTAATTGCCATTCTACTAATTCTTCACTAGGTTCATTAATATTATTAAGATTTGTAAATACTGTTTGTGGTTCACTATCTCCTTCTACAACATCTACATCTAAATCAATATTTTCATCATCTAAAAAAGTAATTGTTTTTTTATTTTTACAACTATGATTTATAGCATCTTCTTCATATCCAGGATTTTCTATTTTATATAATTTATTTAAATTTTCATAAAAAAAACTAGAATTTGATATATATTCCAAATCATCAGTTACATTGTAATAATAATTTTGTTTATTTCCCAAAAAAGATCCATAATAATCAATACCATGTTTAAAATTAATATTTAATAGTTTACTTGAAATAAATGTAAATAATCCATCAATATATGCACAATTATTTTCATTTAATATTTTTTCATGAACATTTTCATTATCATTAAAATTGGGCATATTATTAATATTAATATTTTCATATTTTCCCATCATATATTTTACTGGATCAATAAGAGGTGAAAATTTACAAAACATTTTTGTATTTACTATTTCATCGTTTTCATTATCATCTTTATTGCTACTAATATTTACTAAATAAGTATTTTTTTCATTTTCTTCTTTACTTAATATATTTTTTAAATAATAATTTTGATCAAACATTACATTATTATAGTTTGTATTATTTAATTCAAAAAATCTATTGTATATAGGTATATATCTTTGTACATTCAATATATCTGTTAATTCACTTGATTCTAATTCCTTAAGAATATTGACATTTCTATTTTTAGCGTATGAAATATTTAACATTCTAATCTATGAATTAAATAAAAATAAAATATTAAGCTTTTTAACTAATATATTCGTTTTTTATATTTTTTAAATTTCATTATATTTTATAATATGAATTTAGAATTAGGAAAATTTGATATGAAACAAATTAGTTTTAAACCAAATGAAAATAAAGGGCCAGTAGTAGTATTAATAGGACGTCGTGATACGGGAAAAAGTTTTTTAGTACGTGATTTATTATATCATCATCAAGATATTCCTATAGGTACAGTAATTTCTGGTACAGAAGAGGGTAATGGATTTTATGGAACAATGATACCTAAATTATTTATACATGATGAATATAATACTGCAATAATTGAAAATGTATTAAAACGTCAAAGAGGTGTATTAAAACAAATGAAAAAAGAAATGGACAGTTACAAAAGAACAACAATTGATCCTAGAACATTTTTAATTCTTGATGATTGTTTATATGATAGTTCTTGGTCAAAAGATAAAATGATGAGATTATTATTTATGAATGGTCGTCACTGGAAAATTATGTGTATTATTACAATGCAATATCCTTTAGGTATACCACCTAATTTAAGAACAAATATAGATTATGTTTTTATATTAAGAGAACCTTATATTACAAATCGTAAACGTATATATGAAAATTATGCTGGTATGTTTCCTACATTTGAATCCTTTTGTCAAGTAATGGATCAATGTACTGAAAATTTTGAATGTTTAGTAATAAATAATAATGCAAAATCTAATAAATTACAAGATCAAATTTTTTGGTATAAAGCTAGTGCTCATAATGATTTTAGATTAGGATCAAAAGAATATTGGGAAATATCTAAAGGTATTGGATCCGATGATGAAGAAGAACAATATGATCCACGTAATGCACGCAAAAAAAGTAGTGGACCTGTAATAAAAGTAAGTAAATCTAAATGGTAATTTATTTTATAGAATCTTCTTTTATTTCAGTGGTATTATTAACTTTCCATAAGTTAATAGATTTTATAATAAGTGATGGATCATTTAAATTATATAATGCTAATTTTCCTTTCCAACGTCCAAAAATAATCCATTTATTTTCATATATTTTATAATTATCATTTTCATTATCAAATGTATTTATAACACAATATTCATTTTTAAAAGGAACGTATTTCCATTCATGTTTTGGATCTAGAAATTGATCTCTTAGAAATTCTTCATCAGGCATTATTTATTTATATAAAATATAAATAAAATTTTTATACTTATTATTTAATATAATATAATTAACCTATATAGACATTACTTGTTATATAATAATAATGTCTATTACTACTGTATTGTGTAAAGAAAACGTAAATCAAGAAATTCAAGTATATGGATGGGTTAGAACTTTACGAAGTTCTGGAACAACATTGGGATTTTGTAATATAAATGATGGTTCAAATGTAAATGGTATTCAAATTATTATTAGTGAAGAATTTATTGGATTAAGCAAAATTGAGTTTTTCTTTAAACAAGTATATACAGGTACATATTTAAACTGTTCTGGTAAACTAGTTAAATCTCCAGCAGAAGGTCAAGAATATGAATTATTACTTTATAATTATAAAATAATAGGATTTGTTGATCCTAATAATTATCCATTAGTAAAAGGTAGAATGAATCTAGATACATTGAGAAATTATATACATTTAAGACCCAGAACAAATGTATTTGGAAGTGTATTTCGTATACGTTCCTCATTAATGAAAATATTACATGATTTTTATCATTCAAAAGGTTATTTACATTTAGATCCAAATATTATTACAACAAATGAATGTGAAGGAGGAGCTGGTGTATTTCAAATTACTGAAAAAGATATTACAAATATTGATAAATTAGAAAAAACAAAAGATGGAAAATATGACTGGTCAACTGATCATTTTACATGTCCTACATTTTTAACCGTATCATCTCAATTACAACTAGAAGCTATGGCATGTGCATTAGGAAATGTTTATACTGTAAATAAAAGTTTTAGAAGTGAACATTCATTAACAAGTAAACATGTATCTGAATTTACTCACTTAGAAATAGAAATAATAAATAATACATTAGATGATTTAATGAATGTAGGTGAGGAAATGATAAAATATTCTATTAGTAAAATTTTCGAAAGAAATAAAGAAGATATAGAAAATTTAAACAAATTTATAAGTAAAGGTATTATTGAAAAATTAACACATTTAAAAGATTGTGAATATAAACGTATTACATATGATGATGCTATTAATATAATTAATACTGATATTAAAAATAAAGTAATAAATTTAGACAGTATAAAATATGGTGATGATTTAGGTTCAAAACATGAAAATTATATTACAGAAAAATATAATGCTCCAGTATTTGTTA